TCTTGAAAAATATTAAACCCATTCATTTTTGTAAACTTATAAAGCTTAATGTCAGATTTATCTACAAAAGCAAATATTCGTTTTTCTTGTAAAGCAAATAAATAAAAACTATCTCTTAACCAATTTTGTTTTACTTCTTTATTCCATCTGTGCACATCAACATGTACAGCTATAAAGTCATCTACATATTCAAAGTAAATTGTATAGTCTTTTTTGACTAATACTGGATGTTTCATTTATTAGCGTAACTCAGCCCAGTACATAGTATATCCAGCAACTATGTAAGAAGAACCATTTGGAATAATAGCCCCAAGATTATTTACAGCATTATTAACACCACTCATTGCAGCTACAACTCCATCAACTGTAATTGTTCCAGTACCTATTACAGTTAAACTTACCATTATAGGTTTACCAGTAGAGTTAGTATAAGTAGTGCCATTAGCACGGCTACCAGCTACATTTTGCCAAGTCTGACCTTGACCAATGGCATTTGTAACATTAGTAGCTGTAGTAGCGGTTGCCGCATTACCTGTACAAGAACCTGAAGAACCAGTTACATTGCCCGTAACATTACCAGTTACAGCACCTGTATGAACTCCAGCAGTATTACCTGTAAGGTTACCTGTAAAAGTAGCTGCAACAGTACCACCAGTAATTGCAACAGCATTAGCATTTTGTGTTGCCATTGTACCAAGAGTACCTGTAGCAGCAGTTACAAAAGCAGTAGTAGCTATTTGAGTAGTATTAGTATTAGGTGCAGCAGTAGGAGCTATCGGTGTCCCTGTAAATGTAGGAGATGTAGTATCCGCTTTACTAGCTACAGCAGTAGCAATAGCATTAAACTCATCATCAATCTCAGCACCTTTAATAATTTTAGCAGGATTACCTGTAAGCAAGGCATCCTTTGTAAAGAAGTTTGTTGCTTTGACGTAATTTGAAATGATTTTACCCGCCTTTCTTTAGAAAAGCTAAAACAACTTCTAAATCTTCAGTTGTTGCATAGCCTTTTATTCTATTTGCTTTAAATGAAATAATCTGTATATTTTCTTTTATATACCCTAATTCAGGAATAATTCTATCAATACTAGGGCTAGTATCCCGAAAACCTGCCCCATTCCACTCTAAATCAAATCCAAAAATAGGGCATTTTCCATCTATTGGATACAATTCAAATAAATCTTCTTTAACAAGAGTATTAATTAATCCTTTTTCACGAGCTCGTGCCCTAGAAGCATTTAGTAATCCTTGAAGCCTAAAAGATAAATCATTAAAGTTCTTTTTTCTATAGTCTTTAGAATAAGCTTGTAAAGATTCTTTTTTATCTATACGTCTTTTTTGTTGTCTAATATTATCACAAATTTTACATACATCTTGTAATCCATCTTTTTTATTAGCTTTATTTTTTGTAAATAATTTTAATGGTAATGCCTTTTCACAGGTTCTACAAGATTTTGTAACAGGTAAATAAGCTAAGTTTGACATTATACCATCTTCCCTGTTTTCAAATAGATTGTTAATTGTTGTAAGCTGACAGGAGCACCTTCAATTGGAACTTCCACACCAAATTGCAATATTTTACCTGACCCACCTAAGTGCATAACAATATCATTAATAGCAATACCAGTAGAGAATTCCCCTACGTTGTATTCAGCTATATTATACTCAGCACTACCCCCAATAAAATCTTTTGTAAATGTTCTGCTAGTATAGGTAGTTTTATAATCAAATCCATATTTAAATACAACATCTTGTGTACCAGCAGCAATTACTACTACACTAGCTTTCTTTAAAAACTTAAGACTATAAGGTTCACCTGCATCAATGTTAGAAGTATAGTATTCTAAACGATAGGATTCACCATTATCAGAATATCCGAAATACTTTCCCACACCACCTGCCATACCTAACAATAGGTTTCTATCCCTTGTCTTACAAAGAGCTTTAGGTAAGAAGTTTTCCCATGTTGTTACACGAGCTGCTCCATTTTCTAACATCTGACGCAAGTCAAAGTAAAATGCTTGTTTAAGTGAAGGTAATACCAAGAGATAAAAAGCATCCCTCTCAAAATAAACAGTTTTAACTTCTGTTAATATTTCACCTGAAATATATTGAACTAAGTCATCACGAACATTTGCTGACAAGTCACGCATCGGCATACTTTTTTCTTGTGTAACACGGTTAAAGCTACGTACACCACTATTAGACAAGAATATTAAATCTGTACCTGTTTGTTGTATGGTGTCACGAGCAATACATCCAACACCTGTAACAACATCAGCAAGAGTTAAATTAGTAGGGTCATCAGGTGAATCGTATATTACAATGTTATTACGGCAGAATATAATAAGATAATTATTATGTGAGGATATACCAACAATTTGGTCACTACTACCAACAACAGATTCAATATCAATTAAACCTGAACCTACTCCTGTAAAAGCCGCACCATCTAATAATTTACTATAATAAACTGTTGTCTTAGCGCCTGTTACACCTGCCACCCAATGACGACCAAAGGCTGTATGAGAGCAGTCAGGGTCAAAGGTAGATACACCTGTAGGTTTAGTGCCATAATCCCCTACTCGTTGCCAAATATAAGCACCAGTATGGTTAGCTTTGCGATATACAAGGAGTGGATTACCTGTTTGAGCAGCAAACCCATACATTGTATTACCATAACCAGCACCTTCTGCTAGTTGTGAGAATTGCCACCTATTACCAGTAAAAGTAATAGTAAGGTCAGTTGTTTGATTTGCTTGTTTAACTGGGAGTTCTGTAAGTGTAGTAGAACCACTATACATCTTACCACCACCACAAGAAAGAATAGTTGCTGTTAGGTCTATATCAATAAACTCAAATAAAGATTCTAGATAATCAGTATCACTTAAAGAACCATTATTAGTAGTAACGGGTGTCCAACCCCTGCGACTACCTAAACGACCAAACTTGTCAATAATACAGTTAGTGGCTTTTGAGGCATATCCACTCTCTAATGTCACACCACTCTCTTGCGTATTTAACCCAAGAAAGCCAAGTGCGGCATTACTAAGAGCTTTTAAAGCCCCTGCCATTAGCAAGCTCTCCAAATAGTTTCATCAAGGCGTTGGCTAGCTTCAATAGCAATATAATCACTTAACATATTGCGATAGCGTTGCTCTTGTTCCATAGAACCACCATCCTCACCACGCTCACTAATTGCACGAGCCAAAGACCCCTCAACAAGGATAAGTGATGGAATTAAGATTTGTGTGGCATCTGATGTAAGTTCAGGTTGTGGGAGAACACAGTTAATGCGAACATCATACACACCATCAGGAATAGGGAATAAATCTATTTGACTATCACCATTGCTATCTACACCATTGAAGTTGTAGTACATTGGTGAGCCTAGTTGCTGGCTGTTTAATAAAAACTGTTGGTCAAACCACTTAGTGCCACGTTGTTGCATAACAAAGTCGTCTGTGTCATTGATTATATCCAATACACGCAAACGAGTGCCTGAATCAACTAACACATAGTTAAACAAAGATGAGGTGGTTGTTGCTGTTAATGTTGTGCGGAGAGCCGACCAATCCCAAGCATCTTCAATCTCTACTTTTGCAGCATTAACTAAATCACCAATAAGTTTGGAGTAAGGAGTTTCATTGACAGTAGTGACCTCGTTCTCACGAAGTCGTCTTAAAACTCGATTTACACATTCTAAGTATGTCAATTTATATTCCTTTTAATTATAATACAATTATATCACAATAGATACAATTTGTCAACCTATTTCTCACCACTTGACTTAGATTTACCTGCCTTACTTAAAGCAATAGCAATGGATTGCTTCTGTGGTTTACCCTCGTGCATTAATGTAGAGATATTCTTGGAGATTGTTTTCTTTGACTTACCTTTAGCTAATGGCATATTATTTCCTTAAAGTTAAATACATTCTTTCACCGATGACAAAGCTCATACAAGCTCCACTTAAATCTAATAGAATTAGAGTAATAGGTTCAGCTACTGAAGGAGTAAATACTGCAGCCACTGTCGCTAACCAAATAATGATAATTGCAATATACCTAAAGCTAGACCTTAAGTTATTTACCCACAAAGAAGGTTCACCTGCTGGTTTATCTATCTCTGCTAGTGCTTGTAGACGAGCTGTCTCTGCTTGCATAAGTTGTATGCGTTCAGCTACATTGACAGGATTACCACCTGCTCCTTTTGTAAACTTAGCAAAGATACCACGAACACCATCTGTTAAAGCTGGTAGTAGAGCTGGAAACAAGACAGACCACATTATACAAT